ATAACACCAATTGTTGTCAAAGTTGCGTCGGTAGGATTCAACACCTCCATTGTAACAACACCATCTAATGCAGTTTTTACACTAACTATGCCAATTGTCGTTAAGGTAGAACTAGCCAAATATTGCTTAGCGAGAATAACTGAAATATTATTTAATATAACAGGATTTTGTATACCCTGTATTTTAATTACTACCGTTCCCGTATAAGATATACCAGCTTGATTATAGCTTATTAAATCATTATATCTCATTTTTCCTCCAGGTTATGCTAGATATAGTAGTGCTATATTTTTGCTACTTCAACCATCGTATATGGGAAATTTTTAATATCCCTTCCCGGATTCTATTAAAGAATATTGTTCTGAGCTTTTGGAATGTCCTCTGTCTATTAAGAATTTCTTATAGTCACTTATTAGCTCTGGCATATAAAGATTAGTGGCACCGTTGGCAGCATCGGGGTCCTGAAGGGGGTCTACGACAGCTTCTCCTACCTCTTTGTTTGGGGTCCCCTGACTATACCAACCAAGATAGCTGAACCTAGTTCCTGCTCCTACTGGTTTTACCTCATGGGCTGCCATATAATTTGAAGGGAAAAATAATATATCGCCCCTTTTTGGTTTATAGTCGATATCTAAATAATTAAAATAATGATGCCCACCAGTAAAATTCTTACCATCTAATTCAGATTCCAGATCAACTGAATCGTTAAAATAAACTATTATGCTAATAACATTTCTAGTGGCTAATTGATCCATTGGAATCTGTAACCCATATACATAGTCTGCGCTAATATCAGAATGGATTCCAAGATAAACATTTTTTTCATAAGAGACTATGTGACTCTTAACCTTCCACCAAACACACTTAAATGCTAATGGGAACATTTCAAAATATTTTAACAAGTAATGATCTTTTGATTTTTCAAGAAAATTTAATAGCTCTTTAACTTCAGGTCTTGGATCCTGATGTGCACTGGATCCCCTGCCAGGCATTTGGTCTATATATTCTTTCTCAAAGTAATAACCGCTTTTATTTAAATACATTTCTCTTTTTGTTTCCGGGTGGACAACCAACTTGTACATGGCGCTACGTTCTCTATCGACTATCTCCCTACATGTATCTGTGGCAAAATCAAAATCAAAATCAATGGCGGCCTCATACAATACTACGCCACCACCTAAATGCTGGCCTTCAACTTCTTTGTTTATCATATTCTACCTCTTTTTGAGTGTTGGTACTATTATACAATCTTCTTGTTGGAAAAAGTTTATTTGCTAGAAAAACTTCATCTTTGTCAGGATATTTTTCTTCTAAAAATTTTAAGTAATCCACAACCACGTTAGGCATCCAAACTTGACCTTGGCGACCAAGCAGAAGCCCTTCACTATTGATCGTTATACCTCTATCCGGTTGCGCCGAACCATGCGAATAATACCCAACATATGCGTATCTCTCTCCATATAGATTTTTTTTTACTTCATGACATGCAAGAAAATTTGATGGGAACATCAATAGATCTCCTGCTTTCGGCGCGTATTTTATGCCCAAATAAATAAATTCTATTTCTCCACCTACATATTCGTTTTCAATAATTTCATCTTTTGTTTTTACGGAATCATTAAAATACATTATTGCACTGAGAACGCTTCTCGTGGCCACCTGCAAGTCAGGCTCGAACCCTGGCTGATAGTTAATATCATTATCGCTATGCAGACCCATATCGCTATTCGGACCGTAGGCTAGAACGTGTGCTGGCGTTCTCCACCAAATGCTAGGAAGAACCATTGGATATAAAGTAACATATTCCATTAAAGCTCTTTGAAAGGCTCTTTCACATTCTTCAAAAAATAATTCGATTTCTTTAGATTCATTATTGTCTAGAAAATTCATTATGTGACTTGAGCTAGTTTCTATATCCTCTATTGCATATCTATGCCCGCTTCTATTAATTGCATAGACATTTTGTCCATTTTCATCTTTAATTATTGTGTAATCTTCTAATACGGCTTTTTGTTTTAGGGAACGCAAGTATGGAATTAATTCTCCACATTCTTTAGGGGACACAATGTTTTCAAAAAGAATAACACCAGAACCTAAATTTTTTATAGTTATATTACTTAACATAATTCTATATTATATGGGGATCTGTCCCGCATGGTCCGTCTGCTACCTGCTCGTTAGGAACTACATCTGATTTATCGCTTGGTTTTTCTATGACTTCCGCGTCGTGTGTTGTGGCGTACTGCGTAACCTCTCTGCCCTGGTAGATGGGATTCCATCCCATTTCGACCCCATTGTCTTTTGGGTTGCTATAAATTGAATGAGGAGACCTACAATATAGATCATAATCATCATATATATTATCTAACCACACCGCCGGACACCACTGAAAGCTTTTTGCCACTTCAGATATAACGATATTGGCCGGGACATCACTGCTACCTTGACCGAAAAATGTTAAGTAGCTATATCTTACTCCTTTGCCCATTGTTTCTACTTCATGTGAAGCCATATAGTTAGTTGGGAAAAATATTATATCACCCTTTCTTGGCTTATACGATACCCCTAGATGGATAAATTTTAATGAACCTTTGGTAAAATTTTTTCCGTTAAGTTCTTCTTCAGTATCCACACAATCATTTAAATAAAGAAGAGCTCCACACGTCTGTCTAGAAGCTACCATTCCCTTCGGCATATATCTGACGCCTTTCGTAACCTTGTAGTTGGTATCGTTGTCAGCATGCGCCCCCAATCTTCCGCCATCTCCATATCTCAATACGTGGCCTCTATTTTTCCACCATATACTGCCTATCATTAATGGATAATGATCAATATATTTTAAGAGGCATTTATAGATTTGATCTTCTAAATGATTAAAAAAAGAAGCTACATTCTCTGGAGTTTCTGAAGTAACCGGGTGCAGCAATCTTATTGGAGCTGCCGGAACATCAGCCATTGCGTACTTAAAGCCGTCTTCATTAATCCCATATTGGATGCCATCAACGACTACGTATTCCCATCTAGTTTTATGGGCTTCCGCGGCATTGTCGTCTATGTGTTTTAGAATTATTTCTTGGTCAATGTTAAAAGCGTTTCTGAATACTACTATCCCAGAAGCAAGTACTTCTGTTTCAAAATCGGCGATTTCTTGTAAAACGCCTTCATTAATAATAGGAGATCCAAGAAATGATTTTAAACTAGCTACTGGATCTGTGCCATTATCTATAGACTGATCTGCGCTCATCCCAATATCTCATCTATCGCCTGTCTAATTGTCCAACCAGCACCCATAACCCTTGGGATTGTATCGAGTGGCATATCTTCCCAGCTGAATCTTGAGATCTGTCTACCATCAGGGCCTACTATAAATTTTTCATATGTGTGAGAAATTCTTGCCATTGCTTGACCAGCCAAATTTTGACCCTGCTTAGCGGCTTCCGAACCATCTGCGGTAGTATTGTCATAACTTCTTCTTTCTACCCCTTTTAACCCAGTATAAACAGGATGTTCATTCTTCCCATTAACATCTACTTTTTCGCAAATAGGAAATGTTACAAAAGGATATGTAGCCTTCATAAAAGCGCTAATTTCTTCATTGCTTCCAGGTTCTAACCCAGCAAATTGGTTGCACGGAAATCCTATTACGGAAAAACCCCTATCTTTAAATTCATCATGGACTTGTTGTAATTGCCATAATTGCCTACATGTTCTTGCATAAGACCAAAAATTTGAACACTTTGGTTCATAACCCGCCTTGCTAGCGAAGTTAACCATAAGGGTAAGTTTCCCTTTAAAGTTTAATAAAAAATTCTCTTCTCCGTCTATGGAATTAATTGGGATTTCGTATATTGACATTATATTTTTTCTGCCTTAAAATTTATTTTCATGTATTCATCAACAGAAATGATACCATTAATAATATTACCATCTATGATTCCATCGACAAATATAGTTGCCCTTAACGGTGTTATAACTTTGGAGGAAAATGAAATTTTGTTTCCTTCTAAGGTACCATTATCAAATTCTACTTGACCATTATTAGACGATATTATCCCACAAATGTGTGGATCAACAGCCGTTATCTCAACAACATGCTCAACAACTCCAAATGGAGTTTGTCCTAAACTTTTCCATTTTCCAAGAATATTCATATTCACAGTATAGCACACATGTCATTGGACTTGGGACATTTGCTTGTTAATCTCTTTTATTTTTTCTATAAGTAAAAGTACATTTGTCAGCGGATCGTGGGCTTTAGGATCCAACAGGGGATCGTATGTAAATGTATTTATTGAAAACGTTCCAGGATCAAGTCCGGCTTTTACGAAGTCACAAAAAATTTGGGTGTAAGTAGACTTAAGGGCCTGTTCATAAACGTTTAATTTATCACTTTTTGACATACTGTTAAAATCCATACATTTCTCCTATTTAAATTTTATTTATAGTTGTTGAGATAAGTATACCATGATTTTTTGCTTCATTCATAATAAAATTTACCTAATCTAAGTGCTGTTGGCGGATTATTTTTATGCCAAACATTGATTATCATCACTCTTCTAACTCCAGTTATCGGGGCTGTTGTACCGTGAATTATGTGACCAGCATCAAAGATGACTAACCTGTTAGGGCTACAGGCTATTCTTTCCCTTAATTCTATCGGGACTATTAATGGCTCAATATTTAACTGCTCTAAGGCATTTTGCGAATCTTCTAATACTGCAGTTGGATATAACTCTAAAAACCCGCCAACTGCATCGTTGGACTGAGGGTAGTATACGCAGCCTATTTTTGGCCCTCTGAAAACTTTTTCATCAGCGTAGAGAAAAGTATCTTCGTCAACATGTGGACCTAAATATTGTCCGATGTTGAATGTTCTAGTCCAGTATTCAAAACCACAAACTTCTTTAATATCAAATGGTAAATTTTCTTCCCATATTGATTTTACTAATCTTTTTCTAGGAGTGTCGGCTGGCGATTTATCCCAACCATCCCAAAACATATACGGAGCAAAACAATCTGCTTTTTCATCATGATAGCTATTTATGGCAGAAGCAATACGATCTTCGTCCCCCATGGATTGAGGAAAAAAGTTTGGGGTTTTCTCAATTTCAGCTAAAAGACTTGGATCTTTTATATAACCATCTAGAATCTTCATAACTCTATAGTACCATCTTTTATCACATAAGTAATAGCTGCTCCAGTTGGATTATGGTAGACAATTGAACTAGGTATATTCTTAAGTATCTGATGTAATTCATATATTTCCGTATAAATTGATTCATCAGTATATAGGTTATCTAAGCCTGTATATAACATCATAAGAGTTCCTCCACTATTTAACATGTTAAAAAAATGTATTACAGATTCAGGGTTATGTAATACGTCATGTAGGCACATAGAGATAAAGTCATATTTGCGACCTGTCTCAGATTCGATCTCTTGCATTGTTACAGTTTCGTAATCCCATGTTTCATCTTTAATAAATTTTTCAAAAAAATTAAGTTGATAATTGTTTAATAAAGTCATTTTAGACTTTTTCCCCATCAACCTTGCCAAACCAGTATTAAAAGCAGGAATAGTCATTAAACTTGTTCTGGGATTAGCTGTCAAAAAACTGAACTCATGGGCTGCTGCTGCGTAGAAGTATGCTGGGTTAGTATTCCAAAAATGACTTTCTTCGCTAAAAACATCAAAATACCAAATAGTGAAATCCATTCCAACTGCGATTTTTCTTTTATCGATATTGAGAGTTGTTATATAATCGTTAATATTTTTACTTTTTTTAATTGAGTCTTCGACTAGCTCAATATCATCCCATTTAATTATTTTAACTAAATTAGTAAAGTAATTTACCTCATATTCCATAAGTAAAAGCTCCTAAGGCTAATTGCCTAAAATACCATAACCTCCTAATATTTCCTATTAGAGAAACTCTTTGGTTCAAAATATATAAATATATAGGATCTTTATCATCTTTTTCTTCATACTCTTTTATCGGGAGCGGTGTTAACAGTCTTGCCTTATTAATTATTTCATCAATAGTATATCCTCTTAACTCACTTCCATCTAAACCTAAAACTAATAAATAAAAACATAATTGCTCTTCTATATATTCTAAATCTTTCGCTGCATTATAGCTCATGTCAAATCTTCTATATCTATTCCTGAATTTGGATTAAATTGATTTTTAATCATAAACTTTTTAGTTAGGACATATTCCCTTGTCGTTGCACCATTCGACATTACTATATTGCCTTCTTTTTCGGAATACTGTGGGATTTCTTCATCTAATATTTCAGAGAATTCATATATCTGGTCTTTGCTTAAGGGTAGTATTATTTTTTGATCGCTACTCATGCTCTCCTAGCTTTCTAAGAGACTCTTCCTGTTGCCCCAGTGCATTTATACCTAGTGCATTCTTACTGTCGTTCTTTAGCATTTCGGATAATTTTCCAATAGACTTTTCTAAGTATTTGGCAGCTTTGAGATAAAGGGATCTGTATTCGAATTCGTTTATCATTGCTGCGGCTCCGTTAACTTTGTTAACCCTTCATATGGTGGTCCAATTTTTTCACCCTTTTCATTTAATCCAGTTCTTATACCTTTCATCCAGGTCCACGGTTCATCTCGATTTTTCTTCATTTTTGCGTCCCCGTAAGAAGCGCGTGCGTTCATTAAATCGGGTTTATCCCAGAGATGATCGACTGTGAATTCTACAGATTCACATACGTCACTTTTAAATATGTTGAAGAACATGAATGGCATCCCCGCTTCAAAAGTTATTGGTTTGCCAATTTCTGTTATTGCCCAATTCATTTGAAACTCATCTGGCCACCAACTGCTTGGTATTATCGCTGAAAGTGGCTGAGCATCTTTTTTAATATAGTTTGGCGACCCGCCGATCCATGTTTCATAACCATCTTCCGTACCGAAAGCCCATCCGACGGAAAAGGAAACCATTCCTATAATCCCGCCGTAAGCAATTTGTCTACCTTTATATTCGCCTCCTTCAAGTATGGTTGGGACAGTATTGCCACCATCCCACTGTGCAACGACATCCTGTTGAAGGATTAGTTCCCATCCGTGGACATTAGCGGTTGTCATGGGGAGACATTGGTAGGCGTGCTTTTTGTAGGTCTCGTCCATCCAGTCTCTTTTGAGTCTGGACTGTTTTATCTCGGGTGCATTTTGATGCGTCTTTGTTAGTGTGACTTGTACCATTTGATTAATCTTTCAAAAAAGTTTCAATACTTTCTTTTATCAAAGAGAGTGCGGTATCTGAATCTATTGTTCTTTCCCCGGCATTAAAGGCTAGGTTTAAAAGATCTGAATTGCAAAATCTTATCATTTTTTTGCCATCTCTGCCGATAATAATTTTTTCAAAATTACCCTGGATCGGACCACCTTTTTCCTGTATTTTTTCATACATTGGATGGGGCTCTTCTTTTGAATCTGGGCTATGATAAGTAGGATTAATTGATGTCATTTTACTAAATGGCAAATCTGTTTTATATAAATTTTTCATATGATCTCTCATAGTCTCGGCATTGGCGCTAGTTCCAGCAAACTCACCATAACCATCTGCGCAAAAATCAGTACTTGGTACGGCTATCACTTCAAAACCCTTATCTCTATATTCATCATAAAGATTTTGGATAGTCACGTACTGCGCGGAATTTGCACATTCACCAGTTATATTAACTACCATAGTTACTTTGCCTTCATTTTCTTTCAAAATATTTTTATCAGAGTCTAGTTCTTCTAGAACAAAATCATAAAATGAAGTATCTGAGTATTCTACAATTGGTATTTCTTTTGGGTTAATCATCCCTGTCTCCTAGTTCGGCATTGGATAAGCTAGCGGCATATTAGTGCCCTTAGAGATTCCAACCTTTTCGGTTATTTTCTCTCCGCTAATAGCATACCCCATCGGCTGTTTATGGTTATTATCGTTATAATCAAACATAGTAACAGCGGAATATTTAATACCGCTAGTAACCGGTCTTGCTGCATGAGCATATATAAATGTTGATGGGAATAATATAATATCGCCTGCTTCGGGTTTAAGTTGGATATTCAAATAGGGAAACCATAACTCGCCACCCTCATATTCATCATTGAAATATATTATAGATGACACCGTACATACATATGAAAAGCCGTGGTCTGTGTGCACTTGGAAATGCTGCCCTTCACCATACTTGATAAAATTAATAGCTTCCATAAATTCCATTTTAAAATTATACATTGATTCATAGTGCGTAAGGCATGCTTTTACTGAGCTCTCTGTATCCTCGTAGATGTTTTTTAGATCTTCAAATCCTGTCGGAAGCATTGTCCAATGGGCTGGACTTAATTTCATATCTACACAATCTCTGTACTCTGGCATTTTTTCATTGTACCCAACCAACGCTTCTGTCCAATGGAAAAGATCATGTGAACTATCACCTAATACAGCCTCAAGCCTCTTCGGTATATCCAGTTCTTTTGGTATGGCGTTTCTATATATAAAGATACCAAATTTTGCGTTATCTTTAACATCTGCGCAAGATCCTACGTGAAAAAATTCCATTATATCCTCCTACAATTTATGATTATATGGTATTATATCATATATGGATATAAGCTCGCAAGAAGTATCGCTAGTAAAACCTAATCATTTTGGCTCTTCTGCTGAAAATATTAAAATTTTTAAAAACTTTGTCGAGCTAGATGACCTAAAAAAGATACAGGCTTTTCTCCCAATTATAAGTGAATGGATGGATCCGGGAGAAAATACATATTCTGAAGATGGGACCTGTACTTATGATGCTTCTTATTGGGCCAATAGACAGTGTAGCGGAGAAATCTTATTTAGAATAAATTTAGAAATTTTTAATTTAGTTGACAAATATATATTAAAAATGAAACACGCTCTAGAAGATACTTTTAGGGTAAAGCTTTCTACAAGACCGCCAGTAATAATTAGGTGGTTTCCAGGGCTTGAACAGCAGCCTCATTCTGATAAACAATTGAATGATGGTTCTCCAAATCCTTTTCCAACATATGATATTAATTCTTTAATATATTATAATGATGAATTCAAAGGAGGGGAGTTATACTACCCTCAACACGGCATAACAGTTAAGCCAGAACCCGGACTAGCCGTAGCTCACCCTGGAGACATCAACTACCTCCATGGTGTTAAAATGGTTACGCACGGGGAAAGATTTACCACTCCTTCATTCTATACTATAACAGAGCTTTTATGATGAAAACTTTTGCGGTTATTAATATATATTTTTAGGGAAAAGTATATATTAACACATTATAAGGTAATACTTCCGGGTATATTGCACTTATTCTCCGCTTTTCCTACAAAGCTTTCTAGGCATCGTGTGCCTATAGATACTTATTTAAATGCTGGTGGGAAGAATGGTGGGAAGAATGGTGGGAAGAATGGTGGGAAGAATGGTGGGAAGAATGGTGGGAAGAATGGTGGGAAAAATGGTGGGAAGAATGGTGGGAAATAAGGTGGGAACCACGGCGGGAACCACGGCGGGAAGAATGGTGGGAAGAACGGCGGGAAGAATGGTGGGAAGAATGGTGGGAAATATGGTGGGAAATATGGTGGGAAATATGGTGGGAAATATGGTGGGAAATATGGTGGGAAATATGGTGGGAAAAATGGTGAATGTTTAGTATAGT